GGCATCCCGCCCGAACACGAGGCTCGGGAAGCCATCGGAGATGCGTGGCCGCAGGGCTTCCCGGACCGCGTTCAGCATCGTGAGCTTCCGTCTCGGCTTCTGGACGGGCTTGGCGATCCGGGGGACCCCTCGCTTCTGCAGGTGGTCGTTGAGCCTCTCGATAGCACCAGGGCCGGTAGAGCTCCCGTCCGCTGAGTCGCACGCCAGGAACCGCATGCGATAGACGGACCAGAGGTCCGCCACCCACTCTGCCCACCACTCGAGGTCCTTCTTCGTGTGGTAGACCTCAGCCACGCGCACGCAGCGCCGCTCGGCATCGAAGCCCCCAATCTCGATGGCGCCCGGGCTGGTGTGCCCGAAGTCCATGCCGCCCGCGAACCAGGTGAGCTCGGTCGACCACTGGAGCGACGTGAATTGGCAGGTGACCGTCTCGCCGCGGATGGGCTTCCCGAAGGCGTCCCGCGGCCACAGGAGCCGGATCGCCTGCAGGTGCACGAAGGGGTTGTAGCCGCCGTAGACGAGTCCGGAGGCCGTCCTCCACAGGCCCTTGAAGAGCCTGTCGTGCATGTGCCCGACCATCTGCTGGTCGAGCCGCTTGATGTACTCGGGCGTGATGGCGGGATTGTCCTTGTGCCACGAGAGGATCCGCTCGCGCCCACCCTGGCGAACCCGCCTGAGCCCGTGGGGCATGGGGTCAGGGAAGCGCCTGTGCGCCCAGTGGAACTCGGCATCGGGGTTGGCGTCCCCGATCAGGAGATGCCAGCCAGGCCCGCCAGGACGGCGGAGCGCGCGGTGGAGCGACATCCACTCAGCTTCGGTGAGCTCGGTCATCTCGTTGACGTAGACGATGTGGTACTGCGTCGAGAAGAGCCGCCGGCCCTGGTCCATGCCACCCAGCACGAGCTCGCCGCCGTCCTGGTGCACGTACCTCGAGCGGTGCTCGCGCGTGCGGTCTCCGATGGCGTAGTGCCCGAAGCCGAGCACCTCGGTCTCGAAGGTGTCGAGGAAGGAGTCGTTGAGCGAGACGCGCGTCTTGCGCAGCACGAGCACCTTCGCGTTCGACCAGCGATCGAGGAAGCCCCAGAGAAAACAGCCAACTCCTAACGACTTTCCGGTGTTGTGCGACCACAGGCCGTCACCAAGATAGTGCTCGGCTCCCGGGACGTGGAGGTCATAGTAGAAGTCGTTGCGCTCGAAACGGACGGACCGTACCCTGTCCCACAGGACCGATGCCTCCTCGGGCAACAGCCGCGTGCGCGCGTAATCACGAGCTTGTAGCGCGGATGGCGCGAGAAGGCGCCACCCTGGAGGCGATCGGCCGTCGCGTCGGGACCAACAAGCGGATCGTCCGTGAGTACGTAGAGCGCCACGCGCTCCCACGTCCAGGCTGGCGGCGTGCGCCTCCTGGAGCACACCCGATGGCGCGGCCGGTCGCTGGGTATTTGAATCCGGCGTGGCGTGGAGGCCGCATGCAGGACAAGGACGGCTATTGGCTCGTGCTGATGCCGGACCACCCTCAGGCAAATCGGCATGGCTACGTGCGCGAGCATCGGCTCCTGATGGAGAAGAAGCTCGGGCGCTTCCTGACGCGACGAGAGGTCGTCGATCACCGGAACGGCAAGAGCTGGGACAACCGGCTGTCGAATCTGCGGTTGTTCTCGACGAACGGGGAGCACCTTCGAGCGACGACGACAGGAGTTCCATGCCCGGCGAGAGCGAATCGGTACGGATCCACCCCGCGCGGGAAAGGAAAAGGTGGTCGCCCGTTGCCAGGCAAGACGCGCCTCCGGCGAGCTCGACGCGGTAGAGCCTCGCGAAGCCCTTGACAAAAGGCGCGTGCGCGCGCACCGGGCCGTGAAGCGTGGACACCCACGGTCGCTCTTGCGCACGCTGAAGCTCGTCGATGCGCCGGCCCTCGCCAGCGATCGGATCCCAGAGCTCCGTCTCGCCGGCAACGCATCCAGCGGGCCCGACGATCATGCACTCCTCGGGCGGGATCTCCTTCCCTTCCAGCCAACTCGCCAGCACCACCGCTGCTCCGTGCGCGTGATACCTCTCGGAGGGCGGCGGGGCGGCCTTCATTCCTCGCCGTGTTCGGCCGCGGTGCGCCTGCCTATCACCTTCTCAGCCGCTTCCCTCTGCCTTGGCAGTAGCGCGCGCTCATGCTGGTACACGCGCTCACTACATTCCTCGAGGAGCTCCTGCTCCCAGCGGAAGGCGAGCTCGAGAAGCTCGAGCCCGTGCACGAGCTCCCGGTCACTCTGGAACTCTCGGCTCTCCGCCCTCCGCGTCTGCATCTGCTTGAGGGTCAGCTGCCTCGAGCTCGGGGTCTCCGTCCTTCTTCTCTTCCCACTCGGTGAACTCAAGGCTGGGGTCCTCGTTGTGAACGATGATGACTTGGCGGTGTGTCAGCCCACCGGAATGCTGGAGCCTGCGTAGCTTGGCGAAGCGCTCGCTGAAGCGGTGCTCGAGGATCCAAGCTGCAGCGCGCCAGTCCTTCTGCTTTGTGGTCTCGCTCTCGTGCCAGCCCCTGGAGTTGTTCTTCCCGCCCTTCACGTTCATCTCGCGCTCGATGGTCGAGCCTTGCGCGCACTCCACCACGATCGCGAGCGCCAGCATCTCGGCGGCGGATTCGCCTCGGTCGATCGCCTCGAGGAGCGGCTGGTAGAGCGGGTCTCCCCGATACCCCATGTCCTTCCAACCCTCAAAGACCTTCCAGGGGATGCCAGCCGCCTTGCAGGCGGTCTGGAAGTGGTTGCCCCCCGCCAGCACCTTCTCCAGCATCGTGAGCTGGTACTGCGTCGGAATGGTGCCTTGGCTGCGCTGGGGTCTCCCGAGCTTCTTCGTCTTGCGCCGCTCGAGGGCGACGTCGTTCGGGACGAGCTCCGGTTCCTTGGGCGGCTGGAGGCCGCGCTGGTCGCGCTTCTGGTTCTGCTTCTTCGTGGGCATGGGGGAGAAGAAGTGCCGGCGCCCGCCGATCGGCTCCCCGTGCCGGCCCGGGGAAACATGAACCATCAAGACGAACGTGAGGCCAGGGGTCGCGCGGGTGCCCGGCTCCGAGCCTACTCCGGGAGGCTGGCCAAGTCCCGCACCAGGTACTCGTGCACCGAGATCAGGCGCCCCTCGGGCGTGCCGTTCAGGATGATCTCGACGCGGTAGCGCTGCCCGGGCTCGATCACGATGGGCACGGCCTCGAGCACGCTCATCTGGATGCGCCGCTTGAAGTTGTAGCCCGGCGGGCCCTGCTTCCACCCGGCATCGAGCAGGGGCGTGTTGAAGATGGGGCCTGTCGTGCCGTTGCCGGGCGAGAGCGCCAGGAACTCGTGGATCACGGTCGGGTCGTTGCCCTTGAAGATCCGGATGTCGATGTCCGTGATCTCCGAGTGAATCGGGAGCTCCCCGTCCCCGTAGGTGAAGAGGTCCAGGGGCTGCCAGTCCGCGCCCTCGAAGACCTTGTGCGTGTAGACGCGCGGCGAGCTCATGGCCCGATCATCCCGTGTCCCCGACCTGGGATCCAGCCCCGGCGTCAGCGCCCTTCAGGGACCCGGCGAAGGCGTTGTCACCGCGGGTCTCGCCCTCGAAGCGCTCGATCACGACGCCAGCCCTGGGCGGGAGCGAGCGCCGGTGCAGGCGGTCGAACATGCCCCGGCGCTGCACCTCCCACCACTGCAGGAGCCGCAGGAAGGTCCCACGGGCCCGCCGGGTGAAGGCGGCCCTGGCCTGGGGCGAGCGGCGCTGCTTGGCCCTGGCCGATCCCTGGGGCCTGCGCGGGGCCACCAGCGAGGTCGGGGCGAGTTGGATCCCGAGCGCCACCATGTAGCCCGCCTGGCTTGCGACCGAGAAGTTGAGCGCGAAGCCTCCGTTTCCGCTCGGTCCCGCCCAGGTCGCGCGCTGGACCACCGTCCCGGTGTGGTTGTAGCCGAGCAGCGCCACGTTCTCCTGGCGGTTCCGGTTGTTGAAGCTGATGCCTGTGCCGCTCTTCGCGTTCTCGGCATGCATGGCGGCGGCCCGGCTGCCATACTTCCCGGTCACGAAGAAAGCCGCCGCGCCCGCGAGCGCCCCGCTCGTGTAGCTGTCGAGCGCCGTCAGCGGCGTCAGCATCCCGACCACGATGTCAGGGGTGAAGCCGAAGGGGTTGAAGTCCTGCCGGCCCGTGGCACCCGCCACCGTCATGGCGGCGCAAGCGATCTTCACCTGAGAGCTTGCAGCCTTCAGGGCGCAGTACATGGCGGAGGGGCTTGGGAGACCGGCCACACGATCGCCGCGCCAGGTGAAGCCGTCCGAGTTCCACGAGTCGAGGTCCATGTACTCGACCGCTCTGGTCTGGTTCTGGTGCCCCGTGGCCATGGCGTCGCTCGACACGATGCCGTCCATGTCGGTTGGCTCGACCTGGTCGAAGTTGACGAACATCGAGCGCTCGGCAGCCTGCACCCTGGTCGCGAAGCCGAGGTTGGCCTGTGCGTCGTTGATGGCCGTGTTTAGCGTCCCACCACCGCCGAATAGCGCCAGCACGTCAGGTGCGAAGTGGGGCGAGATGCCGACCAGCTCCGCTGTCGGGCCTTCGCCTGAAAAGGATCCGACCGCTCCGGCCGAGAAGCCCGCGAAGAGGATGCACGTCACCTTGACGGCAGCCGAGGCCACGTTGAAGTTGATCTTTACGCCGCCCGCCATCGTGCTCACGAAGGCCGCATTGCTCACGATGGTGAAGGCTTGGTTCACAACCACGATGCAATGGCTAGAAGCGTCGCCAGTGTCGCGCAGCGTGTCGTAGTCGGGCGCGTTCAGCGAGGCGTTGTCGCCGTGCGTGCAATAGCTCGCGTTCTGATGCCCCGAGTCGGAGCCGTTGGGCGTGCAAGCGCCCATGCCGAGGATGCACCCGTCCGCGTCAGTCCCGAGAGCTGTCGTGCCTGAGTAGATGAAGAGCGCGAGGTTGACCGTCTCCGTGATGGACGGGTCCGTGATGTCGAAGTCCCCCGTCGCGAGGGGGGCGTCGAAGTGGACTACCGCGATCTGCTCGACCACGGGCGGCTATCCCGCCTCGCGGCCTACGCGCCGCCGATCTCTTCGAACGTGATCGAGGCGTACAGGCAGGTCGTCAGCTCGTTCGTGCTGTTGCGCGGGAGCCGCACGATGAAGCGCTCCGAGGGCGCCATCACGAACTCGAGGCCCTCGGGCGGCGTGTAGCGGTAGCCAATCTGGATGTTGAAGGGCTCCTCACGCAGGGTCGTCAGGGTCGCGGTCGAGTCCACGGTCGTGTTGGCCGCCTCGATCGTGGTCTCCGCCGCCGGGTCGCCAGTCTCATGCGGAGCAGGCGTGGGAGTGCTGCCGCCGGAGCCGTTGTTGGTCGTGCCCGTGCCCCGCAGGAAGCGCACGTCCAGGCCCCCCGCGTTCGTGTCACCGAAGTCCGCCACTCCGTCGATCCCGATCACCACTTCCTTGATCTTCGTGATGCACGTCGCGGGCGTGGTCAGCTCGAAGACGTCGAAGGCGTTGGTCGCCGGCAACGTGACCTGCGAGATGATGGTGGTGTAACGACGTCCCATCGTGGGTGGCTCCTGTAGGGGCTCTGGACGCCCGAGACGCTAGCGGTTGTGCCTCACAGAGTCGAGCCCTTGCGCGAGCCCGCGGTGGCATCGTCCCCGAGCTGGCTGCCTGCGAAGGCGTTGGCGCCCTTCGGGTAGCCCTCGAAGCGCTCCGTGACCACGACCGGAGGCACGGGCAGCTTCTTCCTCGGGAAGAGCCGGAGCGTCATGGCCTGGCGCTGCACCTCCCAGAACTGGAGGAGCCTGATCCAGGTGGGCGCCCGCGTGTGCACCCTGCTGGGGGGCTTCGCAGCTTGCAGGCGCGCTGGCTGGCTGGCAGGGGCGCGCTGGGCCGCTGGTGCTGGCCGTACCGTCCCGCCTCGCACGGGCCTCGTGAGCGGGAAGCCGCGCACTGCGCGGGCCACCCGCCGAACCCCTTGGATGATCCTCTGTAGGGCCGGCCGCTTGACCGCGGGAGGCGGCTGCACACCGATGAAGAAGCACAGGGTGGGGAGATCCGCCGAGGCCGAGACGAGCACGTTATAATCGAAGCCCGTCGCTGTGATCCCAACCACCCGGGCGGCCCACTTCGACTCCACATGGTGGAACTGGTCGGAGGCAATCGAACACGTCGTGACGCTCGTTGACTGCGCGTCCGCGCTGTTCCACTTCGCCATGCTCCCGCCCGCGGTCCCCGTCGCCGGCGAGTAGACCCCGATCGACATAGCTCCCACCGTCGAGTCGATCGTGTTCGCCGTCGCAGCGGCCGAGCCCACCGTCATGAGTGCTCGCGCTTTGAAGCCCGCCCCCACGTAGGAGGAGACCCCCAAGGCGTCCGAGTTCAGCGCCGGGAGATCCGCAAAGCACTTCTCCCCGTTGAGCGAGAACGCGAGGAGCCCGATCCCCATCGCTTCGCCGGTCTCGCGCGTGGTCAGTGTCACGTCATCCGCGTTCCAGGCCGTGAGCTCGATCGAGACCGGCTCCGTCACGACCCCCGCCGTGGAGATCACGATCGAGAGCAGCCGATCGTTTCTGGCTTTCATGCCTACGCTGGTCGGGTTCGCCAGGTCTTGCGCACAGATACCCACGCACGCTTGCGATGGCGAAGGGAGCCGCCCAGCAAAGCCCATCGAGAAGATGACGTTGTTCAGTCCCGCGTCCGTGTTCCATGCGGTTCGCGCGCTCATCGCTATGACACCATCGGGCGTGAAGCCGAGGGACGGACAGGTCACCGAGTTGCCCGAGGTTGCATCGCTCGTCACCGTCACGACCTTGGCCGAGAGCTGTGCGCCGTAGAAGAAGCGCACGAACCCCTTGAGGACACTCGCCGTGTCCACGTTGATCGTGAGCGCGTTCGTGCCCACGGAGACGAACGTCGCACCCACCCCGAGCGCCTCGGTCGTCGTCGTCGGGATGTTCAGGATCTTGTTGTTGGCTCTGCGTCGGCCCGTGTCCGCGTTCGCGGCGAGCACGTTGTGCTCGGCCATGAGGCCGATTGCGATGGCAGCCGTCCCGTCCGTGAGGCCTACCGAGATCCGGGCAGGGTTCGTCTCGGAGCCGGTGCCGGTGGCCCCCGAGAGCACGATGATGCAGGCCTTTGGGGTTAGGCCCGGCCCGCCCGTGTCCGTGATCGTGAAGTTCCCGGTCGCGTTCGGGAGCGTGAAGGCCACGTCCCGGAAGATGATCTCGTTGGACACGAGGTGTACAAGCTCGCGAAAAGCGCCCCTGGCAGGCAAGCCCCTTGCCTAGCGCCCGAAAACCGGCCTTCCCCGCTCTATCAGCCGATCGTTTCGACGCCGTGCCGCACGCGCGCGAGAACGATATCCCTCCGCGCCTTCATCCACGCGATCCGCCGTTCAGTCGCCGTAGGCGCCCGGCCGAGCTTGCGCCTCATACCCTCGTGGGCGCCGGCGCGCATCAGCCGCTCGTGAGCCGGCGATCCGAGCTCTGGGTTCCGGAGCTCGATCGGGACGGGCTTTGCCTTGCTCATGAGGCCACGACGCTTCGCGTTCACGCCGCGCGGAACCAGGCGGCCTGGTGCGCCAGGCGTACACTCCAGAACCGCCGCGCGTCAAGCCGCAAAGGCCGGCCCACGGGCGCGCGTTGTCCTAAAGCCGGTCGGCGCCGGGGGTTTTCAGGCCCCTTCGAGTTCCCGCTTCTGCGAGGAGCTCAGTCAGCTCGCCGCTCGAGCTCGAGCGTGCGGCCCTGCCCAGGGATTCGCACCGTCCAGAGAGACTGGTGCGCCTCCACTCACCGCAGACCGTCGCCTGCAGGGGGCCTCGAGTACCAGGGTAGCCGCATGGATGCACATGCTTCGGCGCCAACCGATGGCGGAGCGAGCCGTGGGGACAGCTCGACCCGTCGGACGCCGAGCCTACTCGGGGGCGCGGGGGAAGCAATCACCGAACGAGGCTTCCGCCGCCATGGGTTCCTGCTCTGACAGTTCTGACACTGACAGCTCTGACAGCGGCTCCGGTGCCGATGGGGGGCCTGGCCCTGCTGGCGCTCCCCTTCAGAAGAAGCAGCGGGCGCCACACCGAAGCCCGTCCATGGCCTCAGCGGGGCGCCCGCCTCTCGGGGAGTGCGTCCCCTTCACCCATCAGCAATCAGGCGGGCCCGTGGTCGTCCTTCCATGCCAGAAGGAGGTGTCGGACACGCCAGTCGGAGCCTGGTCGCCGTTCCCACCATTCGAGCCACCAGGCCTTGAGGGTGTCGACGATGCGGACGCCCTCGATCTCGATGCGGGGGCCGCTGTGGCGCTTCATCGTGAAGGCCCGAGCTCGAGCTGTAGGACGCCCTCGTGATGCGTGCCCGTGCCATTCAGGAGGTGGAACTCGATGTGATTCGAGCCTCCGAGGCGCGGGCGGTACTGGAAGCCTGGCCAGGGGATGTAGGCCATAACGCACCACCACGGCGCCGTGTAGCCCAGGCGCATGCCTGGGAGGCCCTGATGGCTCCAGGAGTTGAGCTGCACGGCGGCGTAGGTCGGCCCATCGAGCGAGAGCATGAGCAGGTAGAGACCTTGCTGCTCCGCCCTGGCGAGGGCGTAGGCGCCCACGGTGATGCCCTGGGGCGGGGCCTGCTGCCATGGAGCCTTGAGGAAGAGCAGGGCGAGGGCGTCAGCCTGGGTGCGTGAGCGTGCACGCGCGGTGAAGTCCACGAAGCGGCTCCAGGGGCGAGCCTGGCCGTCCAGGGTGACCAGGCGATACGGCCAGCCCCGTGGAGAGCTCGAGCCGCCGCCGTACCCGAAGGTGCCTCCGCCGGCGGGCGGGCTCGCTGGCTCGAAGCACAGGAGGGCCTCAGCGGCCTCCGGTGGCGTGGCCAGCGCCTCGCCGTCGACCTCGAGCACCTGGGGCTCCTGGACGATCAGCGCCCGGCCAGCGTCCAGGTAGAGCACCTGGACGGGCTCGCCTGGCGAGAGGCGACCGCCTGGCTCAGCGCTCGAGACCATGAGGACCGCGGTTCCATCGGTCTCGCGGATGTGCGTGACCGCACCCAGGTCCGAGCCCGAGTAGGTGAGCTGCTGGCTGCAAGCGGAGAGCAGGGCGCAGGAGGCGAGGAACTTCACGGCTTGAAGACCTCTCCCCCCGGCTCGCAGTGGGGCTCGCGACGAGACAGGCCGTCTTTGGGCACGAGCGACTCGGCCCACCGTTCGACCTCCTGCGCCCAGCCTTCCACGTTCTTCCAGGAGCGCACGGCGCGAGCGATCTCCGGGAATCCGAGCTCGATGCGCGCGAGGTTCTCCGGGTCGGCGTGCTCCGCAGCGCGGAGCAGCGCGTCGAAGAACCCGTCGCCGTGCATGTACTGCCAGCGAATCGCCCAGTAGCGTTCATCGCGCGGGCCGGAGAGCACGGCGGCGAGAGCGGCGCGGGAGATCGCGGTCACGGTGCGTCTCCGCTGGTAGGTGCGTTGTCGAGCAGCCCGAGCGAGCGGGCTGCGTGCTCGATGATGTCTACAGTCTGCGCTTGCAGCACCACGCGGTCCGCTTCGTCATCCTGGAACATCCGCATCTCGCCTTCGGTCATCAGGTACGCGGGTCCTTCCCCCATCAGCTTGCGATGGAGCTCTAGAACGCCACCGTGCTGCCTGGACACGCGCAGAGCAGAGCGCTCGGCCAGGATCTCGAGCACGCGCGCACCTAGGTCGGCCAGCTTGCCGATGCGCTCAAGCCTCGCGTCAAGAGCGGGCTCAGGTCTCGCGCCATGCGGCCCGTGGGTCTCACGGTGCTGCGCGTAGGCACGCTCGTAGGACTCTTGGGCGTCGCTCATCAGGGTCTCCTTGGTCAGAGGGGCCAACACTAGCGCTGGCACCCACGATTCTACCTTGGTCTGCAAATCCTGCTTGCCCGAGGCTAGCCTGTTTCCATCATGCGAATGACCCAGCGGATGCGAGCGGTCCAGACCCCGATCACCAAGGTCCTCTCCCGCAGCGAGATGGCCTTCGCTGGCATCCACGAAAAGGAGATGCCCCACCTTCGGAACTACGCGCGCTATTCGTTCCCAGATGCCTTCTGGTTCGAGGATGACCCGATCGCGAAACAGAAGATGCTGTGGCCTCTGCTCGAGGCGTACGTGAAGGGGCTCGAGAAGGGCTCGCCTGGCCGGACGGAACCCCTGAGGAAGGGCATCGAGTACGCCAAGAGCCAATGGCAACGCGCTCTCCGGAAGCTCGAGGCGCGCCAGGTGCGGAGGCTTCCCAGGCTCCCCGACCCCATGAAGACGGGCGCCACGCCCACGGTCGACCACGAGGAGGGTGACGACGATCTCCCGGCCCCGCGCTCTGCTCAGGCAGCCGCGCGCACGCTCAAGGAGCGCACCAAGCTCGGGAAGATCAACGAACATGAGCGCATCAAGGCCGCGCACGCCGGGGAGAAGGAGACCGATGGGCACGAGCGCTGGGATCCGAAGTGGGGTGACCCTGGCGAGCTCGAGGGCGCACCTGGACCGCTACCGCAGGGGATGAAGAGGCTCCCGCAGAGCGAGGTGGTCATCCCTCCGAACCCAAGGCGTGAGCACATGCAGCGGATGCGCGAGGCGAAGCAAGCAAAGGGCGCGCAGAAGAAGGGCTAGGCCTCCAACTCCGCGACGCGCGCGCGCAGCGCACGCTCTTCGTCTTGCAGCATGCAGTAAGCCTCAGACGCCGTACAGTCATGAGTCTCCAGCTCCGCGCACCGCCAGGGACAAGAGCTCGTCGCGGAACGCAAGCGGTGTAGCCCTCGCTGCGGCCTTCGAAAGTGTCGGCTTGATCCTGTCGAACCAGCCGACTTGATGCGTGCCTGCCGGGCGCCCCGTCCGGAGCGCGAACGGATCTGGGCCGACATAGCAGAGCCACGTCCGCTTGCGCGCTGGATGACCATATGCGCTCTGCCAGACCTCGCAGACCCATTCGCCGGACCACGGGCTCCGCATCCAACCCGCCCCCTCGTGTGGGCGCAGCAATCCGTGCGCTGCCCAAGCGCGAGAGCCTGCCGGATGCTCGAGCACGCCACCCCAGCGCCGCACGCTCTCGAGCGCCGACGCGAAGCATCCTCCGTCGTTGCCTGGCCGGTTGTGCTCGCCGCCGTAGCGCTTGAAGTTCAGCGCCGCGAAGTTGACCCATAGCTGGCACGGCGGATGTGCCACGACCGGATGCGGGCCGGCGTAGAGCCGCGCGTCGCGCTCCTCGTCCCAAGGATCGACGCCAGGCAGATTGAAGTAGACGCCGCCACGCTCGACGAACAGCGCGGCGACATTGATCGCCTCAGGCGTCAGCATGCGGCTCCTCCTTCTGCGCCACGGCGCGGCGGGCGAGGTTGGCGCGGTACTCGTCCAGCGCCGCGAGCACGGGCGGCTCCAGCGCGATCTCGTGCCATATGTGCTCGCGCGGAGTACGCAGCCAGATCTGGTATCCGTCGAAATGCGCGTACACGCCGTCGCCGAGATACACGCCGCGGTTGGTGTCGTCAGGATTCATTTCGGGGAAGTGCCGGAGGGGTGACGTGACCCGCAGGTCTGTCCCCATGAGTAGCGCCACGCGGGCTGCTCGCTTGCTCATTCACGGGTGTCTTGACGCCTTGCCGCGCCGCACCCTCCGGCTTGTCCTCCATGGTCACAGAGGCTTCGGAGCGCGAGGCATCGGAACCGAGGTTCCTTCCTCGCCGATCTGGAGTCCGCCACCAGCTTCGGCGCGTTGCGGCGTCTTGGGCTTCCTCCAGTTTCTCGGCTTGTTGATCTTCTTCATGTTCACCCACTTGCCCTCGCTGTTCCTCTTCTGGAGGTTGCAGTAGGTGGGGTCACCGATGGATCGGCCTCGATACCAGTTGCCGCCAGTGGTCTGCACGGGCGGGAACTCACCAGCCGCAGGGCCATCGCCCCAGGCTCCGACCGCGCTCGTGAAGCCGGTGTGGTCGATGATCTGGACGACGATGCCGCCAGGCGCGGCTCCGTTGGTGTCGG